TCAGGCCTGCTGTTTCCCGGTGCCGGGTTCGCTTGCTGCGGCCTTGAGGGATTTTCGGAGGCGGGCTTCCAGCCAGGACAACAGGCTTAGCAATTCGTCGGTGTCGCCGGGATCTTCCGCTCTGCCAATCAGGGTGTTGTAGGCGCTGGATTGTTCTTTCAGGAGCGCTTTGAGCGGAAGCGTTATGCCTTCTTCGGTATGAACCTTGGCAACCAGGCTACCGACCTCAGTGAAGACAACTTCGTTGATTGCTCGAAGTCCTGTACTCATCGGAGCCTTCGTGGGATCGACGTACATCTCCCCCTCCCCTGATACAAGCCAATCAGTATTAATCCCAAACTCCGACTTGTATCTAGCTATCACAGCAGCTGTCGGCTCTGCCTCACCTCGTTCGTAACGGGCGATTGCTCCGACACTAACGCCCAGCGATTCCACAAGAGTTGACCGTTCAGGGTCACCAAGAACACGCCTTACCTCGCGCAATCGAATTGCCAGCTGAGTTTTTGGCTTGTTTTCAGGTCTAGCCAATAATTTTCCACATAAAGACGTTTTCGTATTTACAAAAATCGAATTCGTCTTTATCCCTATTTTATCGGCACAACACATTGAACCGAGTTGTTACACACCAACACCAAAGAAAACGGCTTGCGGCAACAAGCCGTTCTCCAGCGAGGCCCCCGATGGCAAAGCCTAAAGAGGTCCCCAATGGCGGATGGGACCAGCAAAGCATAATCGCCGAACTGCACCGCCAGCACATGACCCTTAAGAAACTCGCCGAGTCGAAGGGCCGGACGCCCGGCACTTTCTCACATGTCTGGAAACGCCGTGTTTCGATCGCGGAGGAAACGATAGCCGAGTTCCTCGAAACGCCGAAAGAAGAGCTGTTCCCGGACAGGTACCCCATCAGGACCGCCCGAATCCTTTCTAGCAAATACGACAACTACGGCGCCAGCCAGAAAGGCAACGCGGCAACGGACAAGAAGGCAGCCTGATGCCCTGGCCCTTGTCCGGGATGCGAGAGCGCTCCGGCAGAGCCACGAAGCCAATCAAGACTTGCCACTCCTCCCTCAACTTGCCGGGCGGCCCAGACGGCCACCGAGCTGCTGAAACGCAGAGTTCAGGCCGCCCGGTCTTTTTTTCAAGAATTCAGAGGTTCGATTTGAGCGCGTATTCCTCCATCAAGGTTTCCCTGATCGATATTCCCGACGGACGGCTTCGGGACGTGGATCCGGACTGGGCCGAGTGCCTTGCCGGAATGTTTTTGGAAACCGGCCAGAAAACACCCATCGACGTCGTTACGAGTGGCAAACGCTTTACCCTGGTTGCCGGAGCCCATCGGCTGGAAGCAGCTAAGCGTGCCAAGTGGCGTGAGATCGAGGTCCGGGTTCTGGAGCCATCGGTCGAGCAGGCAGCGGATGAACTCCGCCTGCACGAAATTCTGGAGAACCTTGGACGCAAGGACTTCAACGCGCTGGAACGCTGCGAAGCCCTGAGCGAATTGAAGCGCATCTATGAGGTTTTGCACCCCGAAACCAAGAACGGCGGCAAACGCGGAAATCAGCACACCGGTGGCCAAAAGAGGCAGAACGAAGTTTTTTCGTTCTGCCAGAATGCCGCAGAAACAACCGGGCTCACACCTCGTTCTATTCAAATAGCGGTCGCCATCTTCAATGGCCTTTCCCCGGAAACCCGCGAACGCCTGAAGGGTACGCCCTTCGCCGAAAAACAATCTGACCTGAAAGCCCTTGCTGACATCGACGCCGAAGTCCAGGCGAAGGTCCTGGACCTCATCCTGGGCGAACTCCCCAAAGCCAGGACCATCGCAGACGCCTTGCTGATACTCGATGGCCGCGACCCGGAAACCGCCACCGACCGCGTGCTGCGATCCGCCTGCGACAACCTCAGCAAACTCCCAAGGGCCGGCCGCATGGTCGTCTTCAAGCTTCACCGCAGGGAAATCGTCGAGCTGGTCAGGCGGGAGGGCTGGCTCGATGAGTAGAAAAACCCCACGCGACGACTTCACCATCGACATGTTTTCCGGCTGGAAGCCGCCTCGGGTGACGAGATCACCCTGACCCAGACAGAGTTCGACCAGTTGAAGCGCAACCAGGCCGTCGCCGGTTCCTTCGACTGATCACAGTTTCGAGGACGCCATGCCCGCCTACGCCTCCCAGTCCGATATCGAGAACCGCTTTCCCGACGAACTCATCCTGCTTGCCGGCGATGAGACGGACGGCTCGCTCGATGCCGGCCGGGTGGCCTCGGCGCTTGGCGACGCCAGTACCGAGATCCGCGCCATTCTCAAAGCGCGTTATGGCAGCGGCGATCTTGAGCGCCTCGACGCCGACAGTCTGGACATCCTCAAGGTCTACGCCATCGATATCGGCCTTTACCGGATCGCGTTGTCCTTTTCGCGCTCCAACGACCAGATAAAGGAACGCTACGACGCCGCGATCAAGCGCCTGGAAGCCATCGCCCAGGGCAAGGGCGGCCTGTCGTTCGAAACGTCCGGTGGCGGCCCCTCTTCCGGTGACGACGAAGATCTCACTTCTCCGAACGAGGTTCTGATCGACGTCCCGGATCGCGTCTTCACCCGGAACCGTTTACGGGGGCTTTAATGAGCGTTTCAATCCAGCTCGACAGCTCCGATCTGGAGGAGGCCCTGGTTCGTTTGCGGCCGCTTCTCGAATTTGAACCCGCTTCAATGATGGATGCGATCGCCGCTCTTGGCGAAAGCCAGACCCGCCGGCGGATCGAAAGCGAAAAGACCGCTCCGGACGGAACGCCCTGGGCGGACAATCATGAAGGCACCAGCATCTTGCGCCAGACCGGCCGCAACCTGCTCGACAGTGTCGCTTCGAGATCCTCCGCAACGGACGCCGAATGGGGCGCTGCCTGGGAGTTCGCACATGTCCATCAATATGGCGCGGTGATCGAACCCAAGGACGCCAAGGCCCTGGCCTTCCAGATCGGCGGTCAACCCGTCTTCGCCAAGCGCGTCACCATTCCCGCCCGACCATTTGTCGGCCTTTCGACCGGGAACGAGGCGGAGATCGAGGATCTCGTCACCGACTTCCTTGGCCTTGGAGGTCTGAAGTGATCGAGCCCGTCCATATTCTCAACCTCATCGAAGCCGATCCGGTTTCCCTGGCGGCCCTGGCGATTTCATCCGTGCTGGAAGAACAGCTCCAGGGCGTTGCCGTCAGATCCCATCCCGGAAAGCTGGACATCTACGACGTGGTCAGCCGGGACCTTGTGAAATCACCCGGCATCGCGCTCGGCTGGACACAGATCCGCGCCATGCGCCAGACCGCCGGTCACTATTGCCTGCCGGTCGAATTCGCCGCCTATGTCGTGGTGGAGGATCTGGCGGACCGGCAACGCGGCCGGCGCTTTCCCAGAGAACGGGTCGCCCATGCGATCGGAACCCGGCTGCTCGCCATCCTCAACGATCCCGATCTGGCGGACTGGGGCCTGGCGAATATCGGCCTGCCGGAAAGCGATCCGGCGCCCGTCTTCCGTCCAATGTTCACCGCGACCGCCTACCAGAAGGGAACCGCCTATTACGCCGTGACCTGGACACAGGAGCTTGTCGGCCTCGGTCCCGACTTCCTTGCAGGCGCCACCCCCGCATTCACCGTCCCGGACGAGGAGCGCGGTCCCGGTCTCAAATTCCCGGACGATGCGGGCATCCCGCCCGAGATCGCCGCCATGATCGAGGAAGACCGCTCATGAGCGATCTGGCCGCCCAGGAACTGAGAACCTTGCGCCGGCTGTTGAGGCGGGCCGAAGGCCGTCTTGCCCGGCAGGTTCTGCGCGGCAAGGTGCATCCTGGCAGCCAGGATATGGAAGCGCGCACTGTGCGGCTCGACCTTGGTGCCGACAGCGACGGAAAGCCCCTGCTCTCCCCTCCTGTCGGATGGGCCGCGCCCGGTGTCGGCCGCCTGAAACTTCACGCCGTCCCGGCTGACAATGAACAGATGATCCTCTTCAGCCCGTCCGGCACGATCGGCACGGCAAGCATTGCCGTTGCCGGCAGCTTCGACGACGACAATGGTTCCCCTTCCGACAAGGCCAGCGAGGTCGTCGTCACCTTCGGCGGCACCCGGCTGGAACTGCGCGGTGACGACGCGCTGGTGAAATCCGCCAAGGTCGTGGTCGAGAGCCAGGACGTTCACCTTGGCGGCGAAGACGGCAAGCGGGTCGCCCGTGTCGGCGACCGGGTCGATGTAAAAACCGGATCCTCAAAAGGCCTCTGGCCGATCATCGAAGGCTCCAACACCGTGAGGGCGATCACCTGATGAAAGCCCTGCGCTACAGAACCGGCGTCCATTTCGAGACGTTCAAGCCGCTGACCGGCTGGGCGCATGTTGCCCAGAGCCTGCAGATCATCTGGACCACCCGCCTCGATGTCCGCGTCATGGCGCTGGATTTCGGCTCCGACCACTTTGGCCTGCTGGCGGAAGACGTCACACCGGACATTGCCCTCCGTCTTTATGACGCGCTGATTTCGGCCGCGCACAAACATGAACCGGAATACCGCATCCATTCCATGCAGCTTGTGCGCCTGACCCGCAAAGGCGGGCTCGGTGTCCGCCATGCCGGCACCTATTACCCGGAAGGCCGGTTCGGCAACTATGAGGACAAGGCAGATATCGAGGCGGCCGTGTCGGCGCCGCTGGCGCTTTACAGGGAGGCGGCATGATCGATCTTGACGCCCTCCCCGATCCGGAAGTCCTGAAGCCGATCGACTTTGACGAATGGCTGGCCAGGCTCACCGCCCGGTTTTCCGAGGAAGCGGCTGAAGCCGGTATCTTGTGGGACGCGGATCTCGCCAGCGACCCGGTGGTGATCCAGATTCAGCTCACCGCCTTTTACGCCATGCTGTTCGTTTCCTATGTCAACGAGGCGGCGCGCAATCAGATCCTGAAGTTCTCGACCGGAGCCGACCTCAATCACCTGGCAAGCTTCTACGGGTTGACGCGCCTTGCCGGCGAAACGGATGCAAGGCTCCGCCAGCGCATCCAGCTTGCCACGATCGGCGGCTCAGTCGGGGGAACCGCGGAACGGTTCAAGAGCATCGCCATGGGTGCGGATCTGCGCGTCCGCGATCTCGGTGTGTGGACCGAAGGCCGGGATCCGACCGTCAGGATCGCGGTGCTTTCCACCGATATCGGCGGCGATGCCGACGCCACTTTGCTGGCGGCCGTTAAAACCGCTCTTGAAGCCCCGGATGTCCGGCTGGTTTCCGACCGCTTTGAGGTGACGTCCGCCGTCCGTCAGATCGTTGACCTTAGCCTGACCGTGACACTTGCACCCGATGCGCCCGCTTCGCTTTCCCAAACCCTGAAGGACCTGATCGTTGCAGCCAGGGACGGTGAAGACGGATTGCTGGGCCTGGACCTCACCAAAGCCTGGATCACCAAGTCCGCGATGATCGCTGGCATCACCAATGTCCGCGTCGAGGAACCGCTCGCGGACGTGCCGGCCGGTCCGAACGAAGCGATCGCAATCGGGGCAGTCACTATTCTTGACGGAGGCCGTGACCGGTGAGCGCCGAGCTTCTTCCCTCCAATTCCAGCCCCGCCCAACGGGCACTCGCGGCCGCGCTCGATCTGATGCCCGACCTTCTTCCGGGCGTGGAGCAGATCCAGGGCTGGAAACATGTCCGTCAACCTTCAGATCTGCGGCCCTTTCTGGTTGACGAATACGGGCTCGCCGTCCTGTCGCCTTACCTTGCCAACTATGCCGACATTCTGGCGCTCGGTCTTCCCTGGTCCCGCGTCCGGGGCACGCACGCGGCCGTGGCGCAGGGCCTTGCCATGCTCGGCTATCAGGGAACGCTGAGCGACCCGCCCGCCCGCCGGCGCGCCTGGGCGGAATTCCAGATCGATCTGGACCGGGTTCGCGACCGGAAAGAAGATCTGGGGAAGCTCGCCGGCATCGTCAATCTGAGCATTCCGGAGCGGTCCACCTTCCGGCGCGGGGTGCATGGCTACGATGTACCGGCGGCCGAAACCGGCTGGGCGCGTCTCAGCGGTGCCTTGCTGTCGGACGACAGCGGTGTGCGCATCGACGGCGCGGGACCGAAATGGTCTTTCGGTCGCAGCATGTCCTTTGAGCACACGTTCAGCGAAACGGATCTGACGGCGCTCGACATCTGGATCCCCGAAATCGACAGCCCGAAATGGGCCGACATGGATTTTCCCTGGCAGACGGCAGGGTTCAAATGGTCGGACGATCTTGAGCGGGCCCGGCGCGTGGCACTGGCAACCAGCCTTGAGGAGATGCCGGTCTGGCTGCGCTTCGCGGATGCCGCCGACGCGACCATCGGCTATCGCAAGGCCGTCTGTCACGGTGTCGAACAGGGGCTTGCCGGCTATCCCTTCGGATCCGGCCATCTGGCACCCGGCCTCGACAACCCGATCGGCATCTACCTGTTCGCCCGGACAGACTTCGGCGACGGCTCGGGCAGCGAGGCCGCGTCCGTCTCGGTCCTCTTCAACGCCGCTGTCACCGATCCCGCACGGCCCGGCCGTCTCTGGCTGGATCCGGCCGGTCTGACGGGCGGCATGGAACTCGCCACCAAGCCTGTCTCCATCTCCTTCGGCGAAAGCATTCGCGAGCATCTCCAGTTCCTGATGAGGTTTTGAATGGCACACGAACACACATCCGGGCTTCCGGCCGTTTACGACCGCACTCCCTCCGCGCCTCCCGAACGCACCGCCCTGCTCTTCGCTGAAGGCCGGTTTATCCAGGGCGCGGAGCTGAACGAGTTGCAGGGACTTGCCCGCAGGCGCTCCCAGGCGATCGGCAATCTGGTGGCCGCGAACGGCAACAGGGTCAGCGGCGCGGAGATCAAGATCGTCTTCGACATCGATGCGGACGATCCCGAGGCTGCACCGGTCACGGCCAGCATCATCCTGCAGGAAGGACAGCTCTACGTGGACGGGCATGTGCTGTCGGTTTCGGCGACAAGCTTCGATGCGGTTCCTGTCGCCGGCGACGTGATCGTGGGCGTGCGCCGGGTTGTCTCTCATGCCGGCCACGAGGAAGACCCTTCACTCGCCGGACTTTATCCCGGCAGCTATGCGGAAGGCGAACCCGGTGCCTACCGCACCAACGAAACCCTGGAATGGGCCTTGCTCCACCTTGGCGGCGATGGCGCGTTCATCCAGGTCTACCAGGTGCGCGACGGCACCGTGGTCGATCAGACACCGCCGCCGGCGCTCGATGGCATTCTGGGAACGATTGCCCTCTATGACCGGGCGCGCGGCCCCTACATCGTCTCCGGCTGCGATGTCGCGGCCCTCGGCCCGGACGGTACCGGAAACCAGATCCTGTCCATCGCGGCCGGTGAAGCCAATATCGAAGGCTGGCGCAGAACGCGCACGGAAGCCTACACGATTTTCCAGCCCGAGGATCCCGATCTGGAACTGGTACCGGCCGAGGCCATCGCCTTCAACGACGGCGGATCGGGCACCGCGATCCTGACCGTGGCCCGGCCTCCCATCGATACGGTCGTCACAGCCGTTGTCACGAAGCGGGTTTCGGAGAACGTCTCGCGTGGGCCTGTCCCCAACGGCCTGGACACGCTGCAAAACGGATCGATCGTCCGCATCGAGAGCGTCACCCAGAGCGCGGTGACCTTCGACCCGTCCACCTATCTCCTGAACGGCGACGAAATCTCCTGGGCGCCGGAAGGCGATGAGCCGGCTTCGGGCAGCACCTATGTGGTCACCTATCTCTATTTCGAGCAGGTGGCGCCGGATGCGTTCGACAATACGACCGTCACGGTCTCCGGAGGCGTGACCGGCGAGACGACGCTGGTCACCTACAATTCCAAGATCCCGCGAAAGGATCTGATCTGTTTCAACATCAACGGCACACCCGAGATCATCAAGGGCGTGGCGGCACGAAAAGGCGCATTGCCGCCACGCCCTCCGCAAGGCCATCTTGAGGTTGCCGAGATCCACAATACCTGGGACGGCGCTCCCGCCATCGTCAACAGCGGCACCAAAGTCGCGACCTACAAGGAGATCCGCGCCTATTTCGATCTCGTTTTAAGGGCCGTTGAACAGCTCAATCGCACGGTAATGGAACTCTCCGTTCCGGACAGCGCGGCGGTAGCGGCCGACGGGATCTTCACCGACAACTTCCTGAACGACTTTTACCGGGACGATGGCGAAGTTCAGTCCGCCGCCACCAATCAGGGCGTTCTGCAACTGCCGGTCTATGAGCAGTTCGTGCGAACCGTCGGCGGCTTCGAGATCCTCGACTATACCGAGGAAGTGGTTTTGTCCCAGCCGCTGGCGACCGGCCAGATGAAGGTCAACCCTTACGCCAATTTCAATCCCATGCCGGGCGCGCTGCTACTCAATCCGAATGCCGACTTCTGGACGGAAACAGAAACCCAATGGACGTCGCCCGTCACCCGCGAATTCAGCGCCGCACCCGGACAGTCTCCCGGCCGCTCGACCATCACGGAGGAGGTCAGCCAGTCAACGCGAGAGGCGGAGTTTCTGCGGCAGATCGAGGTGGACTTCATCATCGAGGGCTTTGCTCCCAATGAGGAACTGGAAAAACTCACCTTCGCCGGGCGCGATGTAACCCCGGAAGACGCAGCCCCGGCCGATGCGGCCGGACAGATCAGCGGCACCTTCACGATCCCGGCGCGCACGCCAACCGGCAGCCAGCTTGTTTCGGCCAAAGGCATGGCAGGCGGTTTTGCGGAGGCGTCCTTTGCCGGTGCCGGTGAAATCACCGTGGAAACGATGCGGCAGGTGGTTCTCGTGACGCGCGCCGCACCGCCGCCCACCATCATCAACGTGACCAATGTGACGCGGGTTACCAATGCGACCACCGTTCGAGGCGAAACGGCCGGCAATGGATCGGGCCGCGAGGGCGGCATGAATGCCGACCCGCTCGCCTGGACCTTCGTCCCCCCGTTCAATTGCTTCAATCTGGGTTTCGACGTCGAAGTCGCCGCCGTCGGCGATCCGGCCAATGGTCTTCATTGCCAGCTTGCCAGGACATTGAACGGATATCCGACCAACGAGGTGCTGGCCGATGTGTTCGTGTCCATGACGGATGCTCAGCCCGGCGACATCCTGCGGCCGCGCTGGCGCTTTCCGGTTTTCACCAGTGCTTCGGAAAAATACTGCGTGGTCATCATGAGCGATGACAACGACCACGCCCTGAAGGTGGCGACGCTCGGCGAAGTGGTGCCCGAAACCCAGCAGCTCGTTTCCTCCCAGCCCTACACCAACGGCGTGCTTTATTCCGGCTCCAACCGGACCGAATGGATACCGCACCAGAAAACCGACCTGAAGATCGACATCATCGCCGCACGCTTCGACCCGGCCGAGAAGTCCGTTCTTCTCTATGAAGGCCCGGTCGAGGCGATCACCGATCTTCTGGTGCGCGGCACGGTGGAGCTGCAATCGGCCGCAACGGTTTTCCGCTACGAGCTGGAACGGGCGGATGGCGAGATAATCCCGCTTGCGCCGGGCCAGGCACTGGAATTCGACGAATACGTCTCGGAGACGATCAAGCTTCGGGCGGTGCTGAAAGGCACGCAATATCTGTCCCCCGTGCTCTGGCCGGGAACGACGATCGTCGGCGGCCAGATCCAGATCCAGGCCGACTACATCACCAGACGCTTCGCCATCGACGGGGATATCGGCTTCCGCGCCCTGTTCGACAGGCTTCTGCCGGCAGGGGCGAATGTCACGCTCTCCGTCGATGCCGGCGACGGCAACTGGCAGGAGGCCGCCCAGGAGAAGGTGCGCGCCCTTGGCGGAGGCTGGAACGAACCCACCCATGCGCTGGCCGGTTTCTTCGCGCCCAATGGCGGCCGCATAAAACTGACCTTGAACGGAACGCCGGCAGCGCGCCCATCGCTCGCCCGGCTTCGTGCCTACGGTTATTGAGGAGGCAGGTATGACAACCGACGCTGTAACCGAACACAATGCGATTCCGAAACCGCATACGGACAACAACCTCGACGTGGACATGGCCCGTCTGGCCCTGGCAATCGATCTCATCGACATGTTGCTGCATGCCGCCAGTGTTGCAATTGGCGGCAAGGCGGAAAGCCAGCACAGTCACGCGATCGGCGATATCACCGGATTGCAGAACGCCCTGGATGTGCTCACGCAGGCGAGCGCCAACCTTCCGGAAAACCTCTCCGACCTTGCCGATACCGACACGGCCGATGTCACCCAGGGCATGCTGCTGCAGTATCTGACCGGCAAGTGGCGGGCGATTGCGGCACGGGCGGAGTTCTTCGCGATCGATGCGATCGCCGGCCTGACCGCCAATAACGTCCAGGAGGCCCTTGTCGAGATCCAGACGGGCAAGGCCGAAGTGAGCGACATCCAGGCGGCACTGAACGATCTGGTCGGTGCGGCGCCCGATACACTGGACACGCTCAACGAACTTTCCAACGCGCTCGGCAACGATCCGGACTTTTCAACGACAATCACAGGACTCCTGGCTGGAAAGCTCGGCAAGACAGCGAAAGCCGCAGACAGCGACAAGCTTGACGGGCTCAACAGCAGCCAGTTTGTCCGCTCCGATGCAAGCGACACCATGTCGGGAAGCCTGACGGTGACGGGCAACCTGGCGGGCCACGGCGATCTTTACACGGGAAAAAACGGCGGAGGCGACAGCTGGCATCATTTCTATGACGACAACAGCAACACCTGGCGGTCACTCGGGTGGGATGACAGCCAGAATTGTTTCGTGGTGGAAGAAAATGACGGCGGCTTCCACAAGCTGGCACTCTGCGATACGCAAACGAGCAGCGGCGCGACCAACTTTCCGATCGGTCACACGCTGCTCGCATCTGGCAGAAGTAACCTGAACCGCAGCGCCTCCAGAGCGGTCTACCACTACACCGGCAACAGCGCGCAATATGTCGACAGCTCACACCCCAACCGGGGATCCGGTCTTACCGGCACCTGGCGGGCTCGCGGACTTGCAGATGGTCCGATCGCTCTTATGCAGAGGGTCGCCTGATGAACGCTTCCATTGTACAGATCATCGGCGTCCTGCCGCACCATGAGACCGATCACACCCTTGCGGACCTGAGCCAACTCATCGGAACGGTGGAATATGAAGTGGAATGGCCGAACGGCGAACGCGAGATCCTTTTTACCGGACTGAGGCCGGGTGAAAACAATGCCTGGAACCTTAAGGTCATCGAGGCCGCGCAGTCCTGGCTGAATGCAGGAGGCGCGATCCCCGAATGGAGTGCGCCGGCAGCCGAGGATCTTCGTGCCAGGATGCCCCCCTTGACCGCCCGGCAATTCCGGCTCGCTCTGGTGCAATCCGGTCGTACTCTCGACCAGGTGGACTCGGCCATCGCGCAGATCGCCGACGACATCGAGCGCGCCAATGCACAAATCGAATGGGAATACGCGACACAGTTCGAGCGGCTCCACCCCCTCATCGTAAGCCTGTCGGGCACGTTGGGATTTTCGCCCGAAGACGTAGACACGCTCTGGCAGGAGGCCCTGTCGCTCTGAGAAGACGGGATTGCGCAAGCCCCTTTCTTTCTGCAATATGACGCATATCCGAAGGACAAATCCCGTGGGCTGACGATCGTCAGCCCCTTTTTTTTGCGCGTCCGGCCGATGATGAAGGCAGCTTCAACTGCCTTTAACCCTTGGCCGGAGACCACGCTGATATGAGCGCCATCGTCCCCAATGTCGGTACCCGCGTCTTTTCGGATCTGACACCCACCGTCGCCTCCATCAATGCGCGCCAGACCTACATCGGCATGTGCCTGCCGGCCCCCGAGGCCGACAACTCCATTGAAATGCACAAGCCCATCGCCGTGTCGACGGAAGACGCGGCCACAATCGCCCTTCTGGGCAATGGCGTTGCCAAAGACGCGATCGAGCAGATCGCGTCTGCCGGCATCTCCACCGATGTCATCTTCAGCCGATGCCCCGAGGGCCCGGACGAGGAAACCCAGCTCGGGCACATTGCCGGCAGCGCCACGGAGAAGACCGGTGTCTGGGCACTTCAGGAAGCTCTTTCGGAAATCGGTATCGAGCCGGCACTGATCATCGCGCCGGAGTACAGCCACCAGCGACCGGGCAATGCAGCCAATCCGGTGGTAACGGCCGCCGAAGGTGTCTGCGCCAAAATCATCGACTGCTTCGTGGTCGCCGATGCCGATGGCACCACGCGCGAAACCGCCGCGACCTCGGCTGCCGACTTCGCCACCTCGCTCAATATCCTGATGGGCTATCCGCGCGTGAAGATCTGGAAGGACGGCGCCGATGCGACCGCCCCCATGTCCACCTCCTGGGCGGCCCAGATCCTGAAGCGGGATGCGGAAGCAGGCAACCCTTACAAAGCCGCCTGGAACAAGCCCCTGGTCGGGATCAGAGGCGTCGAGACCCGTGTCAGCCACCGCGACGGCGACCCGACTTCCGACAGCAATTTTCTCTGCCAGTCCGGTGTCGGCACGATCATCGAAAACAAGCTGCTGTGGGCGCCCTTCACCACGGCAACCGATCCGACCGTTGTGGACTACCGATCCATCAAGCGCATCCGCACCCGCCGCTCGATTGAAAAGGCATTCATCCGGGCAATGCGCAAATACAATGCCCAGGATCTCGGGCCCCATCTGGCGACACTCATCTACCGGACGATTTCCGAAGCCTGCGCCGAGCGCCAGGCCTTCGGCGCGATCATCGATTACGAGGTGATCTGGGACCGGGCGCTGAACCCCAATACCTCCCTGCGGGACGGCGCCCTGAAGGTCAAGCTGCGTTTCGAGGAAACGCCGGATCTCGTCGATCTGCAGATCTTCACCGAGCCCCAGCCGGAAGCCTTCGATCTTCTGGCGGAAAATATCGCCCAGGCCCTTGAGGCCCTCGGCGACCAGAACATCCGCGTAGCCAGCACAGCTTAAAGGAACCGAACATGGATAGCGTGATCTATGGCGCGAACTGGTATGTCGATACGCTGAACCAGCGCTTGCGCCTCGACACCGTGCAGATGCCGAACCTCAGCCGTGTCCAGGACACGATCACCCTGGCGGGAAGCTGGATGGCTTTCGAGAACCCCGGCGAGATCGAGCCCCTGTCGGCCCCCTTCTCCCTGCACGGCTCACATGACGACGTGCGTTCTCTCTTCGGCCGCGAGGCGGGCGACTGGACCACGTTCTACTATTATGAGCGCCTGCGCGACCTGCAGGCCGGCAAGAACATCGGCCGGGTCGTGATCCTGAAAGGCCTGGTGAGCGCGGTCAGCCAGCCCCGTGTCAGCGGCAAGCGCGGCGGACAGACCGAATATCAGGTCGGCTCGATCGTCGCCTATGAGGACATCGTGGACGGCAAACGGATCCACGCCTTCGACTTCTTCGCCAACAAGATCGTCATCAACGGCGCCGACTACAGCGCCGATCACAACGCGATCATCGCGGCCTGAGGCAGCATCCATGAACGACAGCAGAAAACCCGGTCTGGACGTGCCGCTTGAAGAGATCCAGATGCCGCCGGAGGACCTGACGGCGGATCTGGACAACACGGCCGCGCCATCCGCACTCGAACCCGCGCCGGAAGTGCCGGTTGATATCGCGGATCTCGATTTCCAGTCCGATCCGGCAACACGTCTTGCCGAGGTGCCGCTCAGTCATCCGTTCAAGTGGTCCGGACGCACAGTGAAGAGCATCACCGTGCGCCGGCTGACCGTCGCGAAAGTCGGGCAGATCGCCTCCAAAATGCGCGACGGCAAGCTGGACCTCTATGAGATCTACGCCGCCCAGACCGGACTGCCGGCCGCCGTGCTGCGCGGCCTGATGGACGATGACGGCGATGCGGTAAGCGAACGGTGCCTGGATTTTTTTCCGCGCGTCTTCCGGGCGGACGACGCCTGAGAGCGCGTCCGGAAGACTGGCGGCGCATCGCCGCCCGCACGGCCGCCATCCTTCACACGCCCCTTCACCAGGTGCTCGGCTGGGAATGGACCGAGTGCCTGCTGTGGTGGAAAGAGGCCGACGACATCCACGGCGAGACCTTTGGCCTGATGACCGGAACTGACAAGGCGGAGACTTGAATGGACGTTTCGCTAAAGCTGCGCCTTGACTACAAGGATCGCGGCGCCCGCCGTGCCAAGAAAGACCTTCAGGAGATTGACCGGGCGGCCGACCGGCTCGACGGCTCCGGCACCCGCAAGCTCGGCCGGGATCTCGACAAGATCAGCGGCAATGCCCGCAAAGCGGCCACCGCCCTGGAACTGCCCGCCAACAAGATGCGCGCGCTCAACGCCCAGAAAACCGACCGGGTGGAACGGGAGCTGAAGCAGCTTGGCAATGCGGCGACGCAGGCGGGCAACAGGTTGAGGACAATCGACCGCACCAAGTTCCGGGCGCTGCATGGCGAGGTGGATCGCGCGACGAGAAAAGTGGACGGGCTCGGGCGCCGGGTCGCGGACCAGGGCGCGGTCGTCGTTCCGGCAAAGCGCCTGACGGGCGTGATGGGCGGGCTGGAAACGACCGCCGGCCGCGCCTTCGGCGCCCTGGCGGCCTTCGCGGCCGTCGATAATATCGTGCGCGGTTTAAACCAACTTGAAAAGGGCTTTAACTCCGTGGACGACGCGGCCGCCCGCGTGGCCGTGACCGCCGAAATGCGCGACCCGGAAGTGGTCAAGGCGATCAAGGCGGAAAACACCCGTGTCGCCATGCGCTTCGGCCAGGATACGGAAGCGGTCAACGCCGCCCGGAACGTGTTCGCGGCGGCGAACTTCCCCGTTGCACGCCAGAACGCCCTCCTCATGCCGGTCGGTAAAACCGCCTTCGCCTCGGGCTCAGAGCCCGAAATCATCGCCCGTGCCGTAACCGCCGCGATCAACAATCTCGGGATCAAGGAAAATCAGGTTCCGGCCTTCCTCGACCAGATCGTCAAGGGCGGCAAGGAAGGTGAATTCGAAATCGAGGCGATGGCGAAATACTTCCCGGAGCTGGGTGCGCTTTACAGCGCCAGCGGCCGCTCCGGACTGGACGCCTCGGCCGAGCTGGTGGCCCTCGCCCAGGTCGTGCGCAAAGGCGCCGGCATGGAAGCGGGCGCGGCAACCAACCTGCAGAACCTCCTGTCGAAAATGGCTTCACCGGAGACCGTCAAAAATTTCGAGGAAAAGGGCGTGGATCTCAGAGCCGTTTCCGGGCGGGCGCAGGAACAGGGAACGCCCTATATCCTGGCGCTTCTCGATGAGGTTCAACGCCTGACCGGCGGCAACGAATTTGCCATTGGCGAACTCTTCGGCGACATGCAGGCCAAATCCGCCCTGCGGCCCCTCCTGAACAACCGCGCTTTCTACAATCAGGCTTACGCAGCCATCCGCAACAAGTCAGAGGGCATCGTCGATCTCGACGCCGGCTTTCTGGAGAACACGCCCAAGGCGCAATCGGATCGCAGGAAAGCAGCCTTGACCAAGAGCGGCCGCACGGCAGGCTCCCTTTGGGGCGGCATCACCAATCCGCTCATCGAGGAGTTCATCGGCTGGATCAACCCGGCCTTCCGCAGGCAGGAGGAAAGCATCGCCAACACCGGCCGGCTCAAGTCGGTCGATACCGGGGCGCTCCAATTGGAAATCGAGGAGTTGAAGGGCCAGATCGAGAACCGGCCGGAATCCCGTTTCGGCCTGCCGGATACGGCCCGCCTGCCCCTGGAACTGCGGCTGAAGGAACTGGAGTGGCAGTTGCAACAGGCCCGCCAGCTCCAGGGTGGGGGCGAGCCGCAATCTCCAGCGCCCGGAGGCGTCCCCGCGCCGCGCGCCAAACCTGGTACCGCGAACCTTGAACGCCTGGTACCCGGTCCGCAGTCCTTCCGGGAAGCTGGCGACAAGGCCGGGTCGGAGTTTGCCGATGCGCTCACAGAAGAGGCCGGCAAGGCAACCGCGATCGCCGATCAGCTGAAGGCCCGTTTTTCCTTCACCGCCACGCCGAAGATCAATCCGAGTTTCTCCGGTGCCGACCCGATCTCGCACAGGGAGCGCGGTCCGGGGCGGTCCTTCAAATCGGTGCCGGCTGCGCCTGCTCCCGCCCTGAAGATCCAGAACACTTTCAACCAGGTGCGCGATCCGGAACGGGCCGCCCGCGAAGCACAGCGCATGCAAAACCGGGCCATCCGCACCGCCCGCGCCCGTGCGCTGCATGACACCGGAGACTTCGCATGACGTCGCTCGTGTCCATCGGCGCCGCCCAGCTCAAGGTCATCGGTCTCAATCCGCAGCATGTGAGCCAGGCAAGCGAGACCCGCGTGCCCGGCCGGGCGACCTTCACCGGCATGGATTATCAATTGACCGGGATCGGCGAGCGCTCCGCCAGGCTGGAAGTCCTCACCCTTCCCTTTGTCTTCGGCGGCATGGACGCCCTAGGTTGGCTGCAAACGCAGCACACCGCGCAATTGCCGGTGCTTTATCTGCGTCTCGGCGCCAATCTGGCCGCCGACAATCTCGGTCTGGTCGTCATCCGCGAGCTTTACATGGATGAAGACCGCTTCCATCCGTTCACCGGCCGGGGCCGGTCCCTCAACGCCGAAATCGGCCTGGTCTTCGTGTGAGGCAACATGACCGATAATCCAGTCACCACCTACACGGTCACGGAAGACGCGGAGCGGATCGACCGCGTTGCCCGCGATCTTTACGGCAGCGAACGCGGCGCGACCACGGAGACGCTGCTCACCGCCAACCGGCGCCTTTCCGGCGACAAGAAAAACCCGGCCGGCGACGTTGCCTTCGGCACAATCCTAAGCGTGCCCGCAGCCCCCGAAGCCGCAGATGAAACCCCGGTGAGGCCCTGGGAATGATCGCCCGTCCCTTTGTGATCGTCTCCGGGCCCACAAGCGCCAATCTCGTTCCCTTCTGGGGCAGCGATCTGCTCAGTGTGTCCATCACCGATCAGGCCGGATACGAAAGCGACGAGGCTGTGCTGACATTCAAGGCCCCGCCCTTTTCTCCGCCCCCCAAGGGTACGCGCTATTCCATCAAGGCCGGGTTTGTACCCGGCGCGGCGGCGGACTTCGGCAGCTTCACGGTCAGCCGCACGGCCTTCGGCGGCTCGGCCGAGGATGGCGAGACGATGGAGGTGCATTGCCGGGCGGCTGATTTCATCGACAAGATGAAGGCCAGCGGCTCAAAACACTACGACCCCGAGGGCGGGTTCGGCACCGCCGGGAAGATCTTCGAGAGCCTGGCGGCCGAGGCCGGCGTTTCCGCGCTTGTCAGCCCGGTGATCGCGTCGATCGAGATCCCCTACCGGATGCGGCTGAACCAGAGCCTGCTGGATTTCGCCACCGAGCTGGCCGACGAGATCGGCGCGGTCGTCAAGCCCCAGGCCGGCAAGCTGGTCGTCCTGGAGCGGGGCAAGGCGCAATCGGGCTCGGGCAAGGATCTGCCGCCGATCCTGATCGACCGGCGCCGGGTCTATGGCTGGGATGTCGATATCGAGGAACGGCCGGCGCATGAGAAGACCGAAACCAGCTGGTACGACCCGAAGAAAGGCCGGGTGGGGCGGGAAAACCAGTCGTTCGGTGAGACAGGCGGGCCGTTCAGCGCGCTTCACCTGACGCCCAGCCAGGCGGAAGCAAAAAAGACCGCCGCGACAATGGTGACGGCCCTCACCCGTTGGAGCGGCACGGGCTCATTTGAGATGCGCGGCAACCCTGCGGCGGTTGCCGGTGCGCCGGTCATACTTACCGGCTTCGGGACGGCGATCGGGGCCATCCAGTGGGTCGCCAGCAGCGTCAGTCACACGATCGACCCGGAAGGCGGTGGCTGGGTGACGATGGTGGAAGTGGAGACGAGGGAGTGAGCTGGAAATTGATGGACAAGCCTGCACCGCCTTACCCTGCAACCGGAGCGGAGAAAATCAACCCTATTAGCTGCAGAATGAATCCGATCAGGATAAAAGCGAACCCCCATCTCTCAGCCTTTCTCAAATCGATGAAGGTGGGCACTTCACCCCAACGTTCCGAAAATGCTCTTCGGAGACTGCCAATTGCCGACTTTAGGGCCGCTTCGTTTTCACAACCATATTGCAGATACCTCTTCAAAGCCCCCCACTCTTCGTGCATTTCCAGATGCCGCGCAGGGCCAGCAATTTCTTTCAGGTACATATCTAAAATCGGTAATTTAAACCTCTGTCGCCAATACTCTCGCAGACCAGGCTCTTGGAGCTCTACTGCTACTTGGATTTTGATATCCTGTTCGATTGTTTCCAAAGCTTTTAGCGCGTTCCTTCGCCTTCCATTTTCTGACGCTCTTGCGACTAACGGAGCGGCACAACAAACGCCGATAATGTCCAAGCTTAAGCCTAGCACTGATAACCAGAACCCCAGCAAATTTGCTCCCCCCTAGCTGGCGGACGGTCCGGACTTTCGTCCGGACGGCGGGCCTCCAACGCCAATCTTCAGCCCGCCCGGTAGCCTGTGACAACCACCGCGCCCGGTGCATCGCGCGATGCCCGGATTATATGGACGAGTCGCCATAAGGTTGTCGAATCCCATGAATGAAATTCGTTGCGGCTCTTGCCGCAAACTCTTGATGAAATCCGCCGACCGAGCGATAGTCGGTCCTGTCGAAATCAAGTGCACGCGATGCGGCACCTTGAACAACCTGAGGCCAATTGAGCCCTTCTCCGAACGCCGTGAGCGCCATCCTCCGGAGAAGACATGTCCTGGAAACTCTTTCAGCAAGACGCCCTGACCTGGCTGCATGAGCAGTCGGCAGACCAATTCGATGCTCTGGTGACAGACCCGCCCTACAGCTCCGGAGGACTGCATGCCGCGAGCAGAACGGCCGACAGCGCCAACAACAAGTACCTCAACAACCCGGGCAAGTATCCTGAGTTCTCCGGCGAGAACCGGGATCAGCATTCTTATCTGCTCTGGTCCACCTTATGGCTGGCAGAGGCACACCGGGTTCTGAAACCCGGCTCCCCCTTTCTGGTCTTCACGGACTGGAGGCAGCTTTCGGTCATGATCGACGCAGTCCAGGCGGCTGGTTTCACTTACCGGGGCTGTGTGCCGTGGGACAAGACCGAAGCCTGCAGGCCGGCAAAAGGGAGGTTCCGACAGCAGGCGGAGTTTGTCCTCTGGGGTTCGAAAGGTGCCTGGCACGACAAGGATGGGCCGACATATCCGGGCGTGATCCGCTGCGGTGTCATGGCCGGAGGGCCGAAGCTCCACTCTACCGGCAAGCCGGTACCGCTGATGGACGCACTGGTTCAGGTTTGCCCGGCCGGGACGATTCTGGATCCGTTTGCGGGGTCAGGTACAACAGGTGTGGCTGCTCTGAGGGCCGGGCGACGGTTTGTCGGGTGCGAGCGGGAGGTGGCATATTACGACATCGCCAGCGAGCGGCTTTCAAAGGCGGCTTAAATAGCCTTTAATTGGCTTGTTTGGATGGAGTTTGCGAAGCGTGTGTGGCCGTTTTACTCAAATCAGACCGTGGCGCGAGATCGTCAGGCTTTATCGCTTGAACGACAAATACCTCACACGCAACACGGCAGCGCGGTACAATATTGCGTCGACCCAGGAAGCACCCTTCGTCCGTCTCGACAATGACGGCAACCAGACAGTCTCTGACGGCCGCTGGTGGCTTGTGCCGCATTGGGCGAAAGAGCTTCAATCCAAATATCCGATGTTCAATGCCCGCTCAGAAGACGCGGAAAAGAAACCGGCCTTTCGGGATGCATACAAGTCTCGCCGGTGCTTGGTGCCTGCCGATGGCTGGTACGAATGGACCAAGGGTGAGGATGGCGGCCGGGATCCGTGGTTTATCCATCTTCCGGATGGTGCCCCGTTCTCGTTTGCGGGGCTGTGGGCCTACAATGACAAACTAGATGTAACATCCTTCACAATCTTAACAGCACCGGCAGTATCGCCGATTGATCAGGTCCATAACAGAATGCCGATTGGCCTGAATAAGGATGCATATGATGCCTGGCTTGATCCGGGCACACCTGTTCCCGACGCCAAGGTATTGCTCGGCAATAGCCTAGGCTCAGAGTTCGAGTACCATCGGGTGGGTCGGACGATCAACTCCTCGAAGACGGAAGCCGATCCCAGGCCGATTGAGAAGGCGGAAGTTTAGGATGCGAACGAAACTTTGAGGTATTACGGTGGTGCAGGCACCTGATTGGATTGAAAACAACCAGAAATTCGCACTAATAGGCGTAGATGTCGGCATTACCGACGATATCAACCGGTTCGAGTGCCCTGGTGGCTTAATTGGCCTTCCCAATGCCGATTTCGAGTTTCCTGAACATTGGAAGCTGTGGCTTGGGAGCCTGCGAATTGAGGATATTGAATCGTGCAGTCTATACCTACTAGCAACAATGGCATCTACATCGCCGAGCGTTCTCGATGCAGAGAATAAGCGCTTGCAAGGGGCAGTCGGTGACTGGTTTACGGGCCTCACTCTAATCCGAAAGTTCGGTTCAACGGATGCTGCCTTCACAGCGACAGGCAGCTGCGTTAACGGCGTTATCGATGTCCGTCAGTTTGGATCAATTGATCCTCCGTTGGCATCAATCGTGCACGATGATAGACCGATATCACGCAAAGATTTGCAGGATGCATTTCCAATTGCAAGGGGACTTGCTAAATTGCGTCAGTCTACTGATCACAATAGGTGGCGCCTGCACCGTTGCATGAATTTGTACCAGGAAGCGAGGTGCGAGCGTGGTATCCTTGAGCGGATACATCAGTTCACACGCTGCATTGAAGGGCTAATTGCTCCGAAACAAGGTCAAACCCTCAGGCAATTCAAGAGCAGAACTGAACTATTCGTTGGCCCTCACCATCACGAATTGATGGGCGACTTGTATCGCGTTCGTAGCGACGTCGAACACCTTCACGAAAATCAGCACCTTGAGGAGTTTGACCGGCAAGTGCGCATCCACCTCGCTAAACTCGAAGCAGTCAGCGAATGGGTTTCCAGATCTTGCCTGGCTCGAATTCTCCGAACCTCAGAATTGGTACTTCATTTCGGCAATGTCGCGGCCATTGGCCATTTCTGGGCAAAGCCTGAGGCAGAACGCCGAGCGTTGTGGGGCGACCCGATCAATCCATGCGCAACGCTTACTGGTTTCAATTTCAACCGTGTTAGCGACGGAGAGCTTGGTGCACACGAATAA